ATGCCACCTAAGACAATCACAGTTGCCAAGTTTTGCCAGCTTTCAGGCATCGGCAAAACGCTGACCTACGACCTGATCAAAGACGGTCGTCTGCGAGTGCTCAAGATCAACCGACGCACCCTGATCACAATGGAAAGCGTCGACGCTCTGCTTGGGCAACCCTCCAACCCGTAAATGACAATGGCCAGCTGCATTAGCAGCTGTGCTTTCTTTGCGGTGCTCTCTCAAAAGACCGTCTGAGCGCCGCTTATCAACAGCTCTGAATCTACTCAACCGTGTGAATGCGTTCGCCCGGTGTGAGGAGAGCTGTAATTAAAGGACTATGAAGAATGTCTCGAATTCCCAGGTTGACTACATTTCAGGATGAGCTCGATGCGCCAATTAGTCATGTGACTGGTGACGCAGAATGAGCATGGATGATCTCCCTGAGCCGTCGATGCAGTATCGGCCTGACATCGCAGGCGACTGTAGTCGCTTTGAAACACCAGAAGAGTGCCGCCAAACTGATTACAGTCGGGCTGTATCCCTAATCAAAACCGCCAAGCGCCATCCCCACGAGGTAAATCCACGAGCCGCCATTCGCTTGGCTCGCATCCTGCAAGAAAACTGCGAAGGGACTCCGACGTTAGCCTCTCGACGCTTTATGAGAGATACTCGCATTCGCGTATGTGGCGCACTGTGGCAATTTATTGCCTCTGAAGGGATGACAGCGCGCGTTGCAACGATTGCTCCGAAGAGCTGGCGACTGTCTCCAGATGCATTGGTCACCCAGGCCCCTGAGAGGCTGCTTAGCCGCGTAAGATCCGATCTCTACAAGGTTGGGGCCAACTCTAAAGATTGCTGGATGATCGGCATATTGCACGGCGAATATGAAAGGTCGTCTCAAACCTTTCTCCCGCATCTGCATTTAGCAGCAAATCCCAAGATGATTGAGATGATCGACCGTCTTAGAAGCCTGCCCAATTACTCGGGATCTCCGATACACGACGAAGCGCAGACTCGGGTTCATCATCCGATTCAGGTAAAACGGAAGCCTCTGACAAATCTTCCAGTTCCGCTGACTTACTTAGCGAAATCTTACTGGCCGGCTCGAACTCAGTTCAAATCCGCCTCTGGAAAGTATCAGATCTCTACAGTTAAGCAAAAAATTCCTGAGCCATATCACTCGATGCTTCTGCTCTGGCTCGACCAATGGACAATGGACGACGTCACGCTGTTGATTGGCCTTCGCACGTCCAAAGCCGGCCTCATCCGAACTTCGCGCTAAACGAACGAGAACTCAGAAATGGTTAAATCAAGCTCAGTGGTCTCCAACGAGGCCATGGATCAGCACTTTTGCGTCAAAAATTCGACAACACTGCATGTGTGGTTGCCCGATCATCATGAGCGGCAACCGCTGTGCATCACACTGAACGCTGACCCTGGGGAAACTGGGGAAATCCAGGGAGGGCGGCGCCATGGCTGATGCCACCAATAAAATCGCTTTCCACGATGCGGAGGGGCGAACTGTTACAATCCTCGGATTAGCATCGGGGCCAGAGCGGTATTTCGAAATAACTTTTGACACGGACTCGGCCATCATCCCGCAATCGCTGTTTGCAACTGTTCGTAAGGATGGGGCGAGGGCTGAACTGACCGATCTAGGCATCAATGTGACAGATAACCGGACTTGGTCACAAATTTGCACGGCAGTGAACAAGATCACTGAGTATGTTCCACAAAAGTTGATCAAGGCTAGCGGTTGGAACGACAATCATTTCGTGTTTCCTGACGGCAAAATTGTGTCGCCGCGCGGACAGCCTCGAGGGAAGGTGATCTTTAGACCCGAGCACACTACTAAACGATGCCGAGGCTTTGTAAGAAACTGGCAGACTGCGGTAGCCCTCCCCCTGACCGGCCAAACCATACCGATGATCGCGGTCATGGCTGCGTTCGCCTCTCCACTTTTACGCCTAGTGGATATCGGCGGCAATTTTGGTCTCGAGATTTGGGGTGGGCCAGGGACAGGCAAGACGACATGCCAAAAGATTGCTGCATCGGTAATCGGAAGCCCTGCGGACCACCTTGATTTCAATGTGACAATGGCAGGTCTGGAAAATGAGATGCCGAGGTTCAATGACCTGCTCATGGTGATCGACGAAGCCAATTTGGCAGCGAAGGGGATGCAATTCTTGGAAGACCTTTCTTACAAAATGGCTAATGGGCGCCAGAAGAAAACGGCCTTCAATCGCAATTCCGCTGTCTACCGGTTCGTCTTCTTAACATCGGCAAATCAGCCTTTCTCGAAAACGATCGACCGTAACGCGATCACGGATGCCGCGCTGCAACGACTTCTGCCAATCCAGATACCTAGCGACAGTGAGTTTGGTGTCTTCGATTTCCTGCCGGCCAACATTACCAGCTCGAAGGAGCTTGCCACGGCCATAGAGGGAGCAATAGCCAAAAATTACGGCACTCCGATGAAGAAGTTCATCAAGCATTTAGTTAGAGCGAAGGCGGACAATCCCGACATTAAGCGACGCATACTCGATTTCGTGACCCAGTTTGAGGAGCGTGCTGGAGTCTTGGATACGGTTAGGGGTGGATCGCGCGCATCCTTCGCCTTCGGCCTGATGCGGGCTGCAGGTGAGTTAGCGAAAGAAGCCAACATATTGCCTCCGTCCTGGGATTGCCAAGCCGCGGCGCTATCCTGCTATCGTAACTATTTGCACCAGCTCTCTGCCCTGGTTCCTTTGGAGGCCGTGCTGACTGAAATCCTAGAAAGGCCAGAAACCTTGAGAGTAACTGCTGGCAGCCTGCCGTCCCTTAACGATCAGCAACTAGCTAAGGCAGGTGCTTTCGTGAAGGTTGGGTGCAAAGGCCTGGAGATAATGGTAACCGTCACGACAATGGACCGGCACATGCCGCAGTGGCACGCTCATCTCGTTCAACCGGACTTCGAGAAGTTCTATGTCCGCGATAGGGATCACCTTTGTAAGAAACGAAACGTCCGAAAGGGCCGCTCAGATCGCCTGCTTTGTTTTAAACTTCCTGCTGATCACAAAATCGCGATCAAATTTGGCGGGAACAGTATTTAGCCCAAGCATCCATGAGGTCGCGCCGCTTATCCAGGGCGCGACCTCTTCTATATGCCCGCTCGGTTGCTGACTGGATCGTGTGTGCGAGGGACATCTCGACTTCTTCGCGACCAAAGTTTGTCGTGTCCCCGGCCCAATCTCGGAAGGTCGAGCGAAAGCCGTGGACGGTGATGTCGGTCCTACCCATGCGCTTTAACAGCTGTGCCATCGACATGTCAGACATTGTCCCACCGCGCGGCGCTGGGAACACCAACTTATCCGCTATCACATCGTCAGGTTTCACGCTTCTGAGCACCGCCAAGGCTGAGGCACTCAGTGGCACCTGATGCGTTTCGCCAGCCTTCATTCTTTCTGCAGGCACCGTCCAAAGGGAATTTTCCAGGTCGACCTCGCCCCATGTCATGCCGCGCGTCTCGCCCGAACGAGCTGCAGTCAGAACTGTAAATTCAAGTGCACGCGCTGCCATAGCGGGGCGGCTTGCGAGCTCCGTCATAAATGCCGCAACTTGATTGTGCGACAGCGCCGCATGGTGGCGCACTTCGGTCTTGCTCCGCTTGGGCAGCAGCAGGTCTAGATGCCCCTTCCCTCTAGCTGGATTGTCTCCGTCGCGAAGACCTTGCGCTTTTGCCGCATCGAGGATCCGTTCAATGCGGCCACGAAGCCTGGAGGCTGTCTCGGCTTTGGACAACCAGATCGGCTTCAACACCTCCAGGACATGCTCCGCCTTGACCTCCCCTATCGGCAACTCGAACATCGGAGCCGCATAGGTAGTGAGGGTGCTTCGCCACTGCTGCCGATGCTTGGGATTCTTGAAGCCGTCCTCGATGGAGTCTAGAAGCTCGATGGCGAACGCCCCGAACGTCACCTCTGGCTTCTTGTCGACTTTGACGGCCTTGCGCGCAGCAATTGGATCGATGCCATCCAGATACTGAGATCGGGCGGCTGCTGCCTTTTCCCTGGCTTTGGCTAAGGAAACATCCTGCACTGAACCAAGGCCCATTTCTCTTCGCCGGCCATTCAGCCAGCAAACATAGAGCCAGGATCGTGTGCCCGAATTCCTCACGCGCAAATAGAGCCCGCCGCCATCCGAGTAGATGCCGGGCTTGATGATTCTCTCGACCTGTTTGACGTTCAATTTGTTTCGAGCACCCATGAGCTGAAGCGCTATGAGAGCCGGAGGGCGGGATCAAGTCATAAAATTGGTCATAAAACCGGTCGAGGTTTGAGGCGCTTTCCGACGAATGCCCGCGGACGCGCGCATCGGTATAATTCACAGAATTCCTTGGATTTTTGTATTCGCGATTGATCGGGAAAGATCGCTGAGGTTCAGGATCTGGCGGAGCGGGAGGAAACCGCACCATACATGTTAAAATACTGTTTTATATGGACATTATGAGATCAGTCTACCGGCAATCTGTCAAATGCCATATCAAACACCATACGCAATGTTAGTGGCGTTTGGCGCAAGCCTCGGTGTAAACGAGACGCTCTACCAACTGAGCTAATCGCCCCCTCACGGGAATTCCCGCGCTTTCTAGGTTTTCCTGCTGCAGGTCAAGGGTACATAAGCGGAACAGAGCGGATACATTTGGCCGTAGCCGGACCTGAGAGTCCCGAACTATTCCCGAAGTCCGAAGAACGTTGGCTCCCCCGAAATCGAGAAATAGCGCTCGTCCAAGTCGGGCGTCGGTTTAGATCACCGCCAGCGTCGCCAAGTAGGACAAAGCCGTCATTCTCGCCTACCGACGCCAACGGCGGCTTTCGACAGGAACAGACATCGGGATGATAATCGGTCTCGCAACTGAGACGATGAAATAGTGGTGAGCCCCTGCTCTCCAGATTTTAGGACAGCCTACTCATAGAAATGGCCCTGTCTGATCCAGGTTTCGGAAGAGATTTAGAATGAGTGCGCCTGTGCTGGCTGACAGGCGAACAGACGGGGCATCTATGACTGCGTTTCCCCGATTCCCCTGCCCAGTTTCTGCTTGATGCAGTGCTTCGTTTTTGAGAGGCTGGCCATCGGGTAACCGGGGGCAGTTCGGGAGCGTCAGCAAGTCGCCTGCCGTCATATTAGGTCGGAGACTAAGGGTGGCGGGGCAACCTCAATTGCTGGAACGTGTCTACGAAGATCGAGCCAGTCTCTTAGACCAAATCAACGGCGTCTCGCCTTGGCATCGCCTCCACCGGCTCCGGATCGGGCAAATATTAGCTCCATTCGTTCGACCTACGTGCCGAGTGCTTGATCTTGCATCTGGCACGGGCATGGCGACCCGTGCCTTCGCCGGTCAGGTTGCGAGCCTCGTCCAAGTCGACCTTTTGCCGAAGATGATCGACCTAGCGAGAGCCGCATCGACAGCGCCACCCAAGGAAGGACAAGTGGAGTTCGTACGCGATGACGCAGTACATTTCGCCGAGACGACACCCCGGAAATTCGACTTGGTGGTGATGCACCAAGCATTAAACTTTTTCGAAGATCCCGAGCGGCTGTTCGCGGCGATCTCACGTATCATGGCGGATGATGGCATGTTCATCTTCGACATCGACGGACGCCTACGCTGGTGCGTCATCGAGGCTCTAAACGGACACATCGAGAATGCCCTTACCATCGCTCGTGATGGCTTCGATCGCGACAGAAACATTGTCGGAGCCGAATACCGCTTTTGGGATGGAGACGAAATAGAGGCTCTGCTGCGACGCGCGCGGTTATTGCCCAGCATCCTACAGGGCATTGGCTATGTTGCACCCTATCTTCACGTGTTCAATTCGTCGGCCGAATTCCTATCTCCGGCAAATCTCGACCCTCGCGCAGCGCGATATTTGGACGATAGAGAGTTCGAAAAGCTTGTCGAGCTGGATCGACACTTCGAAGGGTGCCTTGAGAAGGATGCTGCGGGTTGGCTCGTCTTCGGCGCTAGGAAATTGGCATGAGAGAAAAGACTCTTTTTGCCATTGGACTGATCATGGCCGTCGTATTGGCCGTGATTGGGATATTTTTTCCCCAGCGCGTATGGGACGTCATCACCCTCACATTCCTGACCACGATTCTCACGCTCAACATCCAATTATATTTCCACTTAAAGGACGGCGACCCATTATTTGGCCGGCCCATCAACGCTCTCCGGTCACGTGGAGAAATCGGAAAACAAACTGCCGAAATGCTGACTTGCCTCGCCGATGGGCTGGACAAGAACGACCCTTTCATCACGCGGCAGATAGAGATGTTCGTACGCGATGCGCGAGCGACTACCCGGTCGCTTAACGATGGTGTCTTGGCGATTGACCTGCGGCCGGGGGGGATGTTCTTCCGTGAAACCGACGCGGTCGATTTCGCAGTCAGTCGATTCCGTGCAACCAGCCTTGTGGACATCGACAGGTATTGGAGCGGCGCGCCGGGGACGCGGCTTATCAACAAGGGGCGGGCCAAAGTGCAGAGCGGGGTCGTCATCGAGCGTCTGTTTATGGAGTACCGCGACAATTTAGCGGCGGCGGAGGCATGCCGTCAGCGTAATCTCCAGAGCGGAGTACGGGCAATGCTGGCGATCGCCGATGATCTGGATGCACGCCTGCTGCGTGATTTTGCCCTTATCGACGATGCCTTGGCGGTCGAGTTGATTCTTAAGAATAGGGAACCAGTGGAAGCCATCTACTACTCCCGGGCCACCCCTGACGGACGAAGGAAGATCGCTGAGCTGGATGCAGTCTGGAAGGAACTGATGGGCTGCTGCGTGCTGGATTCGACCGCAGCGGTCTAGGCGTTGACGTAGTCTGCGGGAGCGGCGCCGAAGCCGAGCAGCGGGTAGCGCGAACGGCCGCTTTCCACGTGATCGGACGTTTATCGATATGGACTAGCACGACCGGCTCTGGTCGAATGGGAACAGCAATTTCCTAATTTGGCGATCGACTGAAAGCACGGCGCACGGATCGGGCGCTCCCAACGCAACAGCCCTCCGCGACAAGCGCTGGAGGGCTTCGCAAGCGCAAGATCGATCCGACTACGTCGGTTTAACGAACCGTGAAATCGAAGATTCTGGCAGTCATGGCACCATTGGCGCCGCCGCCGGCAAGCGAATAAATGAAACCGTACTCACCCGGCTCTAAATTCTCGCTAGGTTCGATCATGAAAACGCCGGGTCGCATAGCGGTATGCGAGAACATAATCCGGTCTTTGTCCATGACACCTGTTTTGGCACCGCCGATGTTCACGCTTCCTACGCGGGCCTCGCGACGGTCATCCTTTTTAGTAAGACGAATTAGGGTCAGCTCGGCGGGCGAATTGATCACGGTGTTCAGGCCGCTAGCCCAAGCTCCCGCGCCGTCACCATTCGACTCGCTGGAAAAGAAGTAAAATCGAGGCTTAGTTGAGACAGGCACACGCGAGGTTTCATTTTGTACCACGGCCTTGACGCTCATCGAAGCGAGCCCGCCTGTCAGCGCATAGCCGAAGATGCCGCCGGTTTTTGCTTGATTGGTTACCGTCGCTTCCATTCGCTGCATGCGAGGCGTACCACCATCCGCGTAGAACACATAGAGACCTGCTGGATGGGAAACCATCGGGTCCGGAGAATCGAGCGAGGGCTCAACTTTTGCCACATAGCGATTGCTGATTGCAGCCGCGATCACGGCCGATGAAACCCCCATTCCTTTCATCTCAATCATCTCGTCGGTCGAAAGGTCAAAGTCCACCTTGTCGGCCTGGATCTTGGCAATAACCGCATCGTCTCCAAGTCCGAGCTTTGTCAGTTGAAAGACGGCATCCCGGTTGAGCGGTTCTGCCTGCAACCATTGCGGCGTAAGAACAAAAGCAACCGCCACGCAACTACGCACCAAAAATTTCATATCCCCCCCGTAGGCAAGTGTGCCTAAAACCCATGCCTACCCGACATGTTTCGACAGAACTGTTGAATCTCAATGAGCAAGTCAACAGAGTTTGCCAGGCGCCAATCCCAAGCGACCGACTTTGACGATTGCTGGGCGAGATAACCTCGCTCACCTAAACTCCGTAAAGCACTCTTGGCTCAACCTCATCGTGATGCTTCTCCGTGTCCCTAAGATGGGGGTCGGGAAAACCATAACATTCATAACATGCACACAATTTCAAATAGTTACCCAATAACATCTACCATAATATTACCATAACCTGATTATGCCTTATCGAACTGATGTGCGGCTTTGAAAAAGTCCTTTGTTTTCAGAGGCATTATGTTTTGACGCCGCTGAGGTTATCAAAGATTATGGTTGAACCATAACTGCGTAAAAGGCAGATTTTAGCGGGTTACAGCGCAAGCTGTTCGCGATGTTATGAATGTTATGGTTTTCCCGACCCCGCCCACCAGCCTTGAGCTGAAGAGTGGAATTCAGAATTTAGGATTTGTACCGGCAGACGGGAAAGATTGACCCTTATGGCGGTCAAACAGGCGCGAGCGTGCATGAGAATGCATCTGCGTAGAACCCACTCAATCGGCAGCCTCGCCCGGCTCTTAGGCCGGCTTTCGGCGCTTTCGAAAATGCATCAAAACCGACATGCAAAGCGCGCGGGCGAGGCGGGGGGAAAAGCGCGTTTCGCGGGGGTCCGGCGCGCTGGGCCGGTTGGTCAGGCTAGGGATCGATGCTAGGCTCGAGGTCAGCCGCTGGCATTGACGGGAGGTCGCCATCTGCAATCACTTCCGGACCGATCCTTCCAAGCTCTCTACATGGGCGCAGTCTATCGGCGCCCACCGTCCCAAGCCTGAGCCGCAAGCGGCTTCCGAGGATATCTGGCCTCGCAAGCCCGCCACCGTGGCGCGCAACAGCGAAGGGCGAACCATCGTTGATCAGATGATCTGGGGTGTCCCGCGAAAGATGCCCGGCAAACGCCCCAGCACGACGATCACCAAGCACATCACCAACGTCCGCAACCTCGATAGTCCGTTCTGGCGATCGATGATTGCGGCGCCGGCGCAGCGCTGCCTCGTGCCATTCACGCAGTTTGCCGAGCCGAAGATCGGCCAGGGCCGGGAAGAATGGTGGTTCACGATCAAGGAGCAGCCGGTGTCATGCTTTGCCGGCATCTGGCGGCCGAGCGAGGCGGGCATCGTATTCGCGTTCCTCACCTGCGAACCCAATCCGCTGGTCGCCCCGCTTCACCCCAAGGCCATGCCAGTCATTCTGCAGCCCGAGGACTATCAGACTTGGCTGACCGGTGATCTCGATGCGGCGCGCGCCCTCGCCCAGCCCTTTCCCAGCCAGCTTATGGCGGTCACCTGAGCCTCAGGTCCGGTATCTCCGCAGCGCCTTCTTCCAGACCAGCTTATCGGGAAGTGGGAGCTGGATTGTCTCCATGTCCCTGCTGGTCTCGATCAGCACTGGCCGCACGCGCCGACCGCGAGCAGCCGAGCATCGCCGGCAGTAAAATCGCGGTCTGGCTTCGCGAAACGTGTCGTTCCAGTGGCGCTGCTGAAACCACCACCACAGACCATGCGGATCGAACGGCGCCGCATGTCCGCACCGGCACACCACGCGCACGGCATAGTGCCATGCGGCGGCCTCGAAGATGCACGTTGCGACCCTTAGATCGCCCACATAGCGGGCCACCTCATCGCGCAGTGTTCAGCAGCTTCGCGCAAACTATCGCGCCGAACATAAACGGCCCTTCGTCCCGCGCGCCCGCGCGGATCTCATCCAAAAACTGGCGGTTACCGTGGCCGCGCTCTTCCAGCGCCTTCGCGACCGCGTCGCGAATGTCGTCAATTCGTTCCATGTGCATATCTCCTGATGCAGAACATATGCGGAACATCGTCTGATTCGGTCAATGGAAGAATCGCGGGAAACTTGGCTGGCGCGACGAACTGGCGTAAAAGCGAAATTGCAGGTCGCCGACTCTGTTGGCCCTGCTTGGCGGTGCCCATCCCCCCCGGATATAACCGCCAAGAAAGAGGGGCGTCGCTCTGCGGCGCCCCTCCATTCTTATCCGGTGCGTCGATGTGCCAGTCACATATCGCGCGGCCGGAACCGTACAACCTCCGCCCCGACTGCCTCATTCAAATCGAGAAACACCGACTGCAGCGGCGCCAGCTCCAGCTCGAAAAACGCGTCCGTCGCCTTCGTCACATCGCCAAAGCCACCCGCGTTCGCCGGCACGATGCCGAGCAGCTGCGGCGGCACCCGGTGCGCGGCCAGCACATCGTCCCGCGTGGTGTTCTTGATGCCGAGAAATTCATCACTGGCGCCCATCTGCGCGATCGGCAGCAGCTTGATCCCATTCTCTTTCCCGTTGGGTGAGTGCACGAACAGATTGCGGAAATTGCCCGGCCCGCGCGATTTCTTGAGGGCGCTGCGCATCGCGTCCACATCGCCCTCGGCAAATTCGCCGGTGGCATACATGATATAGCCCGCGTGGCTCCCGTTCTCATAGTAACGCCGGCGGAACAGAGTGGCGTTCTCATTGAGCAGCGCGGACTGCAGCGCTGAGATATACTCCGGCACGCCATAGATCTCCTGATTGAGATCGGGCGCCAGCAGCTGGTGGACGGTCTCGAGCGGGAACTGCTCTTCATTCCTGAAGCCCGGCACCCACCAGAAGGCGCCCGGCTCAATGCCCCGGCGCGTATATTTGGCAAGCGGATGATCGAGGCGCAGCAGATCGCCCAGGCGGTTGCGGATCGCCTGCGCATAGGCATTCCCGAGCACGAGATAATCGAGCACCATGCCGGCGAACACCTTACGGCTCAGCCATCGTGTCGGCTCGAGGCTGGCGGCCAGCATGTTGCGCTTGAGCATGATCGCGCTGGAATGGTGCGGCGACGCGCGAAACGCGCGGGACAGGCCATTGAGCGAAATCGGCGGCTCATACCAGCGGCCATTGTGCCCGCATTCCATCATGTCGAGCATCGTCGCGCGGCTCAGCACCGGCTCGGGATCCCCGAAGCTGAAGGCTTGCACCTCGCCTGCCGTCGCCGCCGTGGCGGTGGACAGGGCACGTGCGTTCTGGCGGCGGGACCGGCGCTTGCTCATTCGATTATCTCCATTGTGCCCTTGGGCTTTTCTTTGCCGTCGAGCGGCTCGTTCATGAGGATGTGCATCGTCGCCCAGGCGAGATCCGCGTGGCCATCATTGCCGCCGCGCCCGGCCTTGAACGTCATGCTGCGCCCGCTGGCGGTGAGGGTCTTTTTGACCGAGACGAACGACGAAACGAGATCGAGCATCGCGGCATCGAACGCGAGGCGGCCCCGGCGCACCACATTCTGCGCCTTCATCACCATCTGGGCTTTCAGCTCGAGCGAATATTCGATCTTCGCGACCGTGCAGCCGGGCATTGCGCCGACCTTGGCGAGCAGCTGGTAGACGCCCGCGCCCACGCCCTTGGCGTCGACGCCGAGATAGGTGCAATGGTATCGGCTGAGCATCGCCTTGATGAACTCGGCCTGCTGCTCGAAATCGAGGCCGCGCAGCTGGTGGCGCTCGAGGATCCTGAAAGGCTCGCCTTCCTTTTCCGGCGGCGCCGCGATCACCAGCGCGGCATTGTCGCCGTCCTCGCTCTCCTGCGGATCATAGCCCGCCCACACCCGGCGATTGCCATAAGGGCGCGGTGCATCGGGATCGAAATCAACCCACTCGACCAGACTATCGCAGCCGCACGCAATGAGATCATTGAAGCGGAAGGCCGAAAGGCTGTCATCCACGAACTCGCACAGGAACAGGTTGGCGAACTCGTCGGGCGCATATTCGTCCTGCAGCTCCTCGATATCGAACAGGTCGCACCCGCCGGCCTCGGCATCGCGGATATTGACGATGTGGCGCCAAACCCGATCCGGCCCGACCGACCCCACCGCAAGCGCCGCATGGCTCACATCAATCTCGATCCGGTCGGCCTTTTTGCGCCGCTTGTTCCGGCGCTCGCCCGTCCAATAGGGATAGGCCGGATGCGCCACGCTCGATGGCGTGGAGAAGTAGGTTTTGCGCCATTTCTTGTGCGTCGCCATGCCCGAGGCGACCTTGTTCAGCTCCTCGAATGAGTGGACCCAAAAGAACTCGTCGAAATAGAAATTGCCGTGGCGCCCTTGAGCGGTGCGGAAATTGGTGCCGAGATAATGCAGCTCGGCCGCCGCTTCCTCCGCCGGGCGCAGATCCGAGGTGATGAGCATCGGATCGCCGGTCAGCGCCACGCCGACCAGCTTGGCAAAGCTCACAATGTAGCTGCGGAACTGGTGAGCCTGCGCCTTGGAGGCCGAGAGGAAGATCTGGTTGCGCCCGGTCTCGATCGCATCGATCAGCGCCTCGAACGCGAAATAATAGGTCGCACCGATCTGGCGCGACTTGAGGATCATGCGCGTGCGCTGATCCTTCGCCTCCCACCACTGCGCCTGATAGTCGTAAAGCCCTTCGAGGAAGATGCGCTTCAGCTCGGCGGCCTGCTCTTCCGTGAAGTGGTTCTTGCGCGCCTTCTTGCGCGGCCCGGCATTGCGATTGGCGACCTTCTCGTTGAGGTCGCCCTCATGGCCGCCCTCGGCCTGATAGCGGCGCACGCGCGCCATGGCGGTGATCGAGCGTGAGAGCGCGTCCAGCTCGGCCAGATCCGCGTTGGACTTCTTCTCCTTGGCGACCAGCACCATGAACCGGCATTCGAGGCTGTCCTCGATCTTCTGGATCGAAGGCGCATCATCCCAGCGGTCGCGCTGCTTCCAGCTCTCGATTGTAGCGCGCGGGATCGCGCCACCCTTGTCATTGACGATGCCGTGCAGCGCGAACTCGTCCGCGATCTGCGCCACACCCCAGCCCCGCCAGTAGAGGCTGCGCGCATGCCGGCGCGGATCGAACTGCCAGAAGCTGGGCGGCCCTGCAGGCGCAGTCAGAGGTTGGGCAACGGTCATCGCCCCAGACCATGCCGCTCGCGCCGATCAGATCACGGCTCACCATCGGGCGAGAAGCTCTCGCCCGATGGACTGGGTTGAGGATTGAGGGCCGCGCAGCCCTTCTGGGCGGGTTGAGCGAACCTCACCCCGATTTCAGACCGCAAGGGAACCCGCCCCATGGCCAAGAGCAAGTTTTTCCGCATCGCCGTTGAAGGTGAAACCGTCGATGGCCGCGTGATCGAGCGCAAATGGCTGGAGCAGATGGCCGCCAGCTACGATCCCAAGACGTACACCGCACGGATCAACTGCGAGCATATCGCCGGCTACAGCCCGGATAAGCCCTTCAATGCCTATGGCACCATTCTCGCCCTGCGGACGGCTGAGGTTGAGCTGCAGATCAACGGCCAGACCGTGAAGAAGCTGGCACTCGAGGGCGAGATCGAGGCGAACGATCAGCTGCTCGCCATCAACAAGGCCGGCCAGAAGCTGTTCACCAGCTGCGAGATCCACCCCAATTTCGCCGACAGCGGCAAGGCCTATCTGGTCGGCCTGGCTGTCACCGATCAGCCGGCATCGCTCGGCACTGAGCCGCTCAAATTCGCGGCCATGGCGCGCCCCAACTTGTTCACCACCGCGCTCGAAACGTCGATCGAGCTGACCGCCGAGACGCTTGAACAGGCGGGGCTTGTGGACGCGATCAAGAATGGCATCGCAACCGGTCTGGCATCGCTCTTTTCGCGCGAGGAAAAGCCCGGCGAGGCGGCCGCCAAGCCGAAAGAGCAGCAGCAGCCGGCCAATGACAACGCCTTTGATGTGAGCGCCTTCGCCACAGTGATGGGCAATCAGATCGCCGCCGCCGTCAAGCCGGCCAATGACGCGATCGCGGGCCTCAATGCCCGTTTCGATGCGCTCGATGCCAAGCTCGCAAACACCGAGCATCCCGGCACGTTCACGCGCACGCCTGCCACCGGCGGCAGCGGTGCGGTGGTCACGGACTGCTGATCACACGCCCCGCCCCCCCTCCCGCACCCGCCCCACTGGAGCCTGACCATGCGTAACGAAACCCGCCTCCTGTTTGCCGCCTATGTGAGCCAGATCGCGCTCATCAATGGCGTTGCCTCGGCTGAAACGAAATTCACCGTCGCGCCCGTTGTCGAGCAGAAGCTCGAAGAGAAGATCAAGGAATCGAGCGACTTCCTTGGTATGATCAACATTCAGCCCGTCGTGCAGCAGAGCGGAAACAAGGTCGGCGTCGGCGTCACGCGGCCGTTGGCCGGGCGCACCAACACCGCCGGCGGCAATCGCCGCACGCCCACCGATCCCACCGACACCTCGGACGAAGGCGGCTATTTCTGCCGGCAGACCAATTACGATCATGCAATCCCCTATGCGAAGCTGGACGCATGGCGGCACAAGCCGGAGTTCCAGACCCTCCTGCGCGATGTGATCATCAAGCAGCAGGGCCGCGACCGGATCATGATCGGCTTCAACGGCACCTCCGCCGCCCCAACCACCAACCGCGCCGACAATCCGCTTCTGCAGGACGTCAATGAGGGGTGGCTGCACAAGATACGCACCAAGGCGCCCTCGCGTCATCTTGAAGACGGCGCGCTGACCTCGGGCGGCACGCAGGCTATCTACGTCGCATCCGGCGTCGACGTCGTCAACGGTGCTGGCACCAATACGGACACCGCCAAGGCCGACTATGCCAATCTCGATGCGCTCGCCTTCGACGCGCTAGATCTGCTCGACCCCTGGCACCGGGGCGATACCGATCTGGTGGTGATCGTTGGCTGGCAGCTGGTGAAAGACAAATATCTCAACCTGCTGCAGGCGGCGGGCGACACCGCCACCGAGCGCGAAGCGGCCCATCGCATCCTCACCTTGCCCAAGCAGCTCGCCGGCAAGCGCGCCATCATCGTCCCCTTCTTCCCGGAGACGAGCCTGCTGGTTACCAGCCTCGATAATCTCTCCATCTATTGGCAGGAAGAGACGCGCCGCCGCCACATCCGCGATGAGCCGGCGCTCGACCAGATCGAGAATTACGAGAGCGTCAATGAGGACTTCGTGGTCGAAGATTACGGCCGCTGCGCCCTTGTCGAGAACATCGTGATGGGCGCCAAGCCGGACTGATCCGCCAGCGCCCTTCCACCGCATTCGCTCCAACTGACAGGACACGCACCATGAGCCTCGCTCGCCGCCACAGGGACCGCATCCTTGCTGCACAGACCGTTGCGTCCGCTCCCAATGTTGGAGCGGGCACCCCCGCCGCCGCACCTCTCCCGGCGGCGGGGGGATCGCCTGCTGATCGCGCCTCCGCCCAGATAGCCATGCGCCTCACGCACGATCTGCGCCGGCTTAAAGAGATCCGCGCGGTGAGCGGGAAGATCGCCGCCAAGCGTGAAATGATCCCGGCCTATGTGAATTGGGTGAAAGGCCTGCTCGCGGCCGATGCCGGCGTGGGCACAGGCACCTGCGCCGAGGTGCTGCCAACTGTGATGGTCTGGCTGATCGATATCGGCGAGTTTGATGACGCGCTCGAGCTGCTGCCCTTCGTGCTGCGCCACAAGGTCCAGATGCCGGCGCGTTACAATCGCGACGCCGCCACGATCGTGGTGGAAGAGATCGCCGAGGCCGCTCTCAAGGCGCACGCCGCAGATCAGGATCTCGATTTGTCCGTTCTGCTGCGCGTCGATGATCTTACCGATGGCATCGACATGCACGATCCCGTGCGCGCCAAGCTGGCGAAGGCGATCGGCACGCAGCAGCTGCGCCATGCCGAGGACATGGAAGCCAATGCCGATGGCCGCGCCTTGATCGAGGCCGCGCTCGCTTCGCTGCAGGCAGCGCAGGCGCTCAATGATCGCATCGGCGTGAAAGACAAGATCAAGCGCGCGCAGAAGCTGCTCACGGCGCACGACGCTGCAGCCGCTGCGCCCGCAACCGAGACTGGCGGCCCGGCCGCCTGACAAGCTCGCCCCCGGCGCTCGGGGGCGGATCGCGCGAGGCGGGAGGTTTTCGAACCGAAGGGCCGCCCTCTGCCCCGATCCTCACCCCCGTAAGCCGGCGAGAACCAAGAGGCAGACATGGCGGCCCCCGTCACACCCCCGATCAGGCAGATCATCACATGAGCTTCGTCGCCAAGCCCCCGGCGCCCGAGAGCGGCCCGCCGCCAGCAGAAACGGTCATCGAGAATGATGGCTTCTTCCCCGACATCGATCCGCGCGAGATCCGCGAGCTGGCGCGCATCACCTCGAGCATCACCGCTCCCCGCCTGCGCGGCGCCATCCTCGCCGCCATGGATGCAACCGAGATCGATCTGCGCGCATGGGTGGCCGAGCACAAGGCGCAGGGGCACGAAACGCTGGCTGACATTCCCGCGCCCCAGCTGGGCGGCGAAAGCCGCAACCTGATCCGCTATCGTCGCATCATCGCCTTGCTCGCCAAGGCCGAGCTGATCGATCGCCACCGCGACTTCGACACCACCGCCGCCGGCGCAGGTCCGGGCGATGAACTCGATGAGAGTGTGCGCGAGCTGCGCCGCGATGCCGCACATGCGATCCGCGACATGCTGGGCCGCACGCGCACCACCGTGGATCTCATCTGATGGCGCGCATGCAGCCCCTCACGGCCCGACAAGGCGATACCGTGGACGCCCTGATCTGGCGCGAGGCCGGCCTTGGGGCCGGCTCGATCGGCGCCGTGCTCGATGCCAATCCGGGTCTGGCTGATCGCGGCCCGATCCTCCCGCTCGGCACCGTCGTCATGGTGCCGATTTCCAAGGCGCCCGAGGCAACCCGCCAGCGCCCTCTCACTCAGCTCTGGGACTGATCATGGACCCTAAATCGATCCTGCCGGCCGCCATCGAAACGATCAGCTCGCTCACGCCCGCACTCATCGGCTCTGCCGTCGCCCAAGCGTGGAAGCCGGGCCTGAGCTGGCGCCAGCGCTTCGTGCAATGGGTGGTCGGCTCGACGGTGAGCTACTACGCCACGCAGGGCATCGTCGCCTTCACAGGCTGGAATGAGTTTGTGGCGCAGTCGATCGGCTTCGGCATCGCGCTGGTCGCCTTCGACGCAACGCCACGCGTGATCGCCTCGGCCTCTGACACGCTCACCCATGCGCCGGCCCGGCTCTCCGATCTCATCTTTGGCAAACGGAAGGATTGAGCCATGCAGCTCTCGCCGAACTTCTCTCTGGCCGAATTCACCGCCTCGGCCACCGCCAAGGCCCGGAAGATCGACAACAGCCCGGATGCGCAGCAGATCGCTGCGATGCAGCTGCTATGCGCCAAGGTGCTCGAGCCGTTGCGCGCGCAGTATGGCAAGCCTGTGCGCGTCACCTCTGGCTATCGATCGCCGGCGCTTTGCGTGGCCGTGGGATCCACGGTCAAAAGCCAGCATGCGCTGGGCGAAGCGGCCGATCTGGAGGTGGTCGGTGTCGATAACTTCACCGCCGCCACTTTCATTCGCGATGCCTTGCCGTTCGATCAGCTCATTCTCGAGAATTATGTGCGGGGCCAGCACGATAGTGGCTGGATTCATGTGAGCTATCGCGCCGGTCGCCTGCGGCATGAGGCCCTCACTTATTCGCGCCGCACCTATTTCACGGGTCTTTTGCCATGAAGGGGGCGCTCGGGATCCTCAAAGCTGGCTGGGCCATGCTGAGCGGCTCGCGTGAGACGCTGATCCTGCTGGGCCTCGCCGGCGCAGCAGCCGGGCTTTACGCCTGGGGGGCAAGCGGCCGCGCCGAGCGCGACCGCCTCGAGGCATGGGCGCAGCGGCTCTGCCTTGCCGCCGGCGGCGAGTTCACCGGCACCAAGCCCAAGGGCAAAGCCAAGTTGGACGGCTGCACCGCGCTGGTGGCGAGCCATGCCGCATACAAGCGGGACTCGCAGAGCGCCACCGCCGCCACCCTCGCCCGCGCGGCCGAACGCACACAGACGAAAGCCGCCGCCGATCGCACCCTTGCGACCGCGCAGGCCAACCGCCGCACCGCCGCCACTCAAGCCATGGAGACAGCAGATGAAACTATTGCGCCAGATGATCGCGTGGGCGGCGATTGGTTCGATCGCCTCAATGAGCTTGCAGGGCTGCGCCCGGCATCAGACTGACACAGCGCCTGCCGTGATTGCCGTGGAAGTGAAAGACACGCCGCCGACCGATCTGCTCGCCTGTCCGGCCACGCCCGCGCCATTCCCCGGCGATGCATCGGCCACAATACCGCCGGCGGTGCGCGCGGCGCTCATCGCCCTTGCCACGGCCTATGCCGACACGCGCGACCAGCTGCTGCGCATCATCCGCTGGCACGAGCCGGGCGCCTGCGAGGGTCCGCGCTGATGAAAAAGCCGGCGAGCCTCCGGGCCCACCTCACCGCCTATCTGCCCGAGCTGCAGACCCACCCGGATCGCCTCGCCATCTATGTCGAGAGCGGCAGCGTCCGCGCCCTGCAGTCGCGCTCCCATAGCTTTGAATATGTCTACAAGCTGCAGGTGGGCCTTTGGGATTTTGCCGGCTCGGCCGATAGCCTCATGCTCCCGCTGCTGATCTGGCTGGAGACGGAACAGCCCGAGCGGTTGCGGGATCGCGATGCAACGCCCTTCACCTTCGAGGCCGAGCTGCTGGACAGCGACACCAGCGATATCCTGATTTCGATCGATCTGACCGAGCGCGTGATCGCCACGCCCCGCGCGGACGGCACCGGCTTCGACCTTGAGCATCCGGCTGAGCCGCCCGTGCCCGAGACGTTCGCCGGCGTCGATAATCCGTTTCTCCAAGGCTGGGGCGGCACCGAACTGCTCGTGGCAAGCGGAGCGCCTGGCGTCATATTGACACCCGCAATCCCGCCAGACGCATGAGCGAGGAACTGCTCGAATTGGAGGCAATGGCCGGTGCGATCGTGCGAGCGCTGAGCGCCGGCGAACGCCGCGCGATGCTACGCAAGATGGCCCAGCGCCTTGCCTTGAGCCAGCGCCAGCGCATCGCCGCCCAGCGCCAGCCCGATGGCAGCGCCTTTGAGCCGCGCAAGCAAAAGTCACCTGCCATTCCCTCGCGCGGCCCGGCATGCTTCCTCTATCCGTCCAACGGCGGCGTGCGCCGCGTGATCATGCGCGGCTTCTCATGGGACAGCGAGCGCAAGATGACCGGCTTCGATATCGAGGCTGGCGGCATTCGCTCTTTCCACTTCGACAAGGTGGTGAAGTGGCTTCCCGTGCCCGAGGAGTATCGCGGCAGCAGCGGCAGCCCCTTGCGCCGCAAGGGCGGCTTGCGCCGTCGCGCCATGTTCCGGCGGCTCTCATCGGGCCGCTATTTGCGCTCTGGCGTGGACGATCGCGGCTTTTGGGTCGGCTTTAGCGGCAAAGCGAGCGAGATCGCCGGTATTCACCAGCATGGCTTGCGCGATAAGCCATCGCTGCGCGCTCGTGCGATTTCCTATTCCAAGCGCGAGCTGATTGGCGCGACTGAGGCCGATCGAGAAATGCTGATCGACATGCTCTATCATCAGCTCGGCTCGACCTGATTGGGGCGGGGGCCGACAGCTTTCGCGTCCGCTGTCGACATCATCAAAGGCCGAATAGCGTGGCTACAACCCACCAGCATATTCTCTTCAAGCAAGAATGCTGTCATTTTAATGTAGTGCCGTTCGTCTCCTACATGGACAAAATCGTGCGATCGGCGCTTATCTAGTTTTTCCGTTGACCTGCCATGCTGTATGCGTCTGGCAGCGTAATTTAAACTTGGCGCTGACCGCTACGTCTATTCCGACGGCGACCTTCATTGCATTTGATGACAGCGAAACCAAATCGTCTAGATCAAATCGAAGTAGGTCGCCAATCTTGTAAGGAAATTTCTCTACTTTTCCAACACGGCCGGCAAATATTTCATTTACAACACCACCGTTGTGCACATTTATATTACGTGCTTCGACGAATAGCCTTAACAGACCCCGTTCATTGTTGTCATTGAACATTTTGATGCCAAGCCGCTCGTCAAAATACTTCTCCATGTCGGTCAAGCCGCCGTACGACAACTCGTTGATTTTCCGATCGACGATAAATGACACTAAATCCTTATGCTTGGTAAACTTAAGGATATCATCAAATTTAATAGTCTGCGATGACGATAAGATAACGGGCTTTTTTAAAGCAGCACTTTGAATAATTGACGAAAAGTATCTCTGAAATGAATTAACTATTCCATTCGTCAAGTTTTGAGAGAGAATTTTAGAGTGCTTTTGAAGTTTCTTGAGCACTAAATTGGGTTCATCGATTGATTTTTGATATCTTCGTCTCTCGTCTTCGCTCTGGGCGCCGGGCATCAGGGCCTTTGCTGCAGCAATTCGGGTTTGATCGACCTGTCCCACCAGCTGGCAAACGAAGAAGAAAAAATCGGTATGAGAACGAAACTCATTGAGGAATTTGCTGAAATCTTGTGTGCAGCGGGTACTACCTTTGGGAAGAAACACTTCCAATTCGTTGATCGATTCGTCATCTTGATCGTTCATCCATATATTATAGCACTCTCGCAATGCAGCGCCACCACTGAGCAGATGTCCGGAAGCGCTGATGCTGCTTCACAACCAGCTCCTGATTTGAGGGGATTGAAGAGACGCTTCTACGGCCAAGATGGCTTCGTGTCGGATCAGTCCGTTGAAAACCTCAGAACCGGACTAATGATAGCCATATTCGCCATAGGGTGAGAGCGTCTCGCCCTATGCACCTCGTAGAATAGCACGTCCGCCTCGGCCGAAATGGCCGGCATGGCTGATGCAACCTTCACTGCGGTCGATCTCTCGCGCCTTCCCGCGCCCGACGTGATCGAAAAGCTCGACTTTGAGACGATCCTCGCCGATGCGGTGGCGCAGATGCAGGCGCGCATGCCTGACTTTGAGGCGCGGGACAGCGACCCGGCCACCAAGCTGCTGCAAGTCACCGCCTATCTCGCCCAGCTGCTGCGCCAGCGCGTCAACGACGCCGCCCGCGCCGTCATGCCGGCCTATGCCACCGGCGCGGATCTCGACAACATCGCCGCCCTCTTCGGCATCGCCCGCCTCACGCTCACGCCCGCCAACACGGAGCTGGGCATCCCGGCCGTCATGGAGAGCGATGCCGATTTCCGCCGCCGCATGGTGCTAGCGCCCGAGGGCTATTCGGTCGCCGGGCCGGAGGGCGCCTATATCTTCCACGCGCTGAGCGCAGATGCCGATGTGCTGGACGCCAGCGCGACCAGCCCAAGCCCCGGCGAGGTCATCGTGTCCGTCCTCTCGCGGCAAGGCGACGGCACCGCATCGCCGGCGCTGCTCGCCACGGTGGCGGCCTTTGTGTCGGATGAGACGCGGCGGCCGCTCACCGATTTCGTGAGCGTCCAGTCGGCGCAGATCGTGCCTTATGCGGTGCAGGCCACACTCACCACCTACAGCGGGCCGGATGGCAGCGTGGTGGTCGAGGCCGCGCGCCAGCAGCTTGAGGATTATGTGGCGGCCAGCCATCGCCTCGGCCGCGACATCACTCGCTCCGGGCTGTTCGCCGCGCTCCATGCCGAGGGCGTGCAGAATGTCGTGCTCACGGCGCCGGTGGCGGACGTGATCATCAGCCGCACGCAGGCGCCTCACTGCACCGGGATCTCGCTTACCTATGCGGGCACCGGCGAATGACCGTGCCCAGCATTCTGCCATCCGGCTCAACGCCGCTCGAGAAGGCCCTCGAGCAGGCGATCGCCGCCGCGCTCGATATCCCGGCACCGATCCGCAATGTCTGGTCGCCGGATCAATGCCCGATCGAGTTGCTGCCATGGCTGGCTTGGGGCCTGAGCCTCGATAACTGGTCATCGGACTGGTCGGAGGCGATCAAGCGCGAGCGTGTGCGCAAGGCGATCCCGATCGCGCGGCAGAAGGGCACCGCCGCCAGCGTGCGCAGCGTGGTGCAGAGCTTTGGCGGCTCGGTCGCCATTCGCGAGTGGTGGCAGCAGGAACCTCGCGGAACCCCGCACACATTCGAGCTGCTGCTCAATCTCGAGCAGGCCGGCGCCCCGGCGAGCGCTGCCTTTGTGGATCAGGTCATTGCCGAGGTGAGCCGCGCCAAGCCGGTTCGCGCGCACTTCACATTCACCCAGGGCATCACGGCACGCGGCGGCATTGGCCTCGTCGCGCGCGCGAGGCCTGCTCTGCTCGCCCGGCTCAGCTGCGCCGCGCCGGCCGCCTAATCGGAGGTTCCATGGCTCTCACTATCATTGTCACTGATGCCGGGCGCGCCGCTCTGGTCAATGCCGCCAACAACGGCACCAATCCGGTTGTGATCGCGCAGGCGGGCATCACGGCCACCGCCGTCGTGCCTTCCGCCAGCGCCACCGCCATTCCCGGCGAGATCAAGCGGATCTCGACAATTTCGGGCGACGTAGTGGCCGATGACATGATCCACCTCGTGGTGCGCGACGAAACGGCTGACAGCTACGCCCTGCGCAGCTTCGGCCTCTATCTGGCCGATGGCACGCTGTTCGCCATCTATGGGCAAGCCGAGCCGCTGGTGGAGAAGTCGTCGCAGGCGATGATGCTGCTCGCGATCGACATCGCCTTTGCCGATATCGATGCGGCCGAGATCAGCTTTGGCGATGCCAATTTCATCAACCCGCCCGCCACCGAGACGGTGCAGGGTGTGGTGGAGCTGGCGACGCCGGCGGAAACGGCCGCTGGCGTGGACACATCGCGCGCGGTGCATCCCAAGGGCCTCAAGGATAGCGTCACGAGCTGGCTTAATGCGCGCTTTGGCGAGGGCAACCCTTCGGCCTTCATGAAAGGCCTGCTCGCCACGGCGTCGGCCGCTGCCATGCGCGTCGCGCTCGGGATCAAGAGCGGCGCCCTAAAGGACGAAGGGGCCGGTGGCGGCCTCGATGCTGATCTGCTCGATGGGCAGCACGGGAGCTATTACAGCAATGTGCTCGCCCGGCTTGGCTTCACGCCCGTGAACAAGGCCGGCGACACGATGACAGGGCCGTTGGCGATCAACGCCACCAGCGCGCCTTTCGTCGCGCGAAACAGCGCAAGCGCCACCGGCCATGCCGATATGGCAGGCTTCTCTCAAGCCAATGGCGGGGGCGCTCTCACTGAATTCGCGGTGCTCCAACTCGGTGTGAACAACGTCGGTATTGAGGTCCGCAATCAGTCAAACACCAAAGGCGTGCTCTGCCTTCAGCCCTATGGCGGCGGCGTAGCCATTGGCAACGCGGCGAACACCGCTTGGCACGCCGGCAACGATGGCGCGGGTTCGGGTTTGGACGCCGATACTGTTGATGGCTTTCACGCCTCAAAGTTCATGCAGCGCTATACCGGCGATTGGCTAACGTCAGAAGATAATCTCCCAAGGTTCTACTTCGCGCCGGCCTCCGCAACCTATCTCCGGGTCAACTCCAAAGTCATCTTCCAAAACACCCTCAGCAACGATGTTGGCTGGATCAATGAGGCTGGCGGCATGGAAATGAGGGGCGGCATTGTCGCCCGAAGTGGCTCATCCTACGCTATGTTGGGCAGCGATGGCGATTGCTATCTCCGACGCGCCGATAACTCGCAGGGCGCACTCTATCTTGGAAGCGCATATCTTTACTATGACGGCGGAAATTTCCATTTCGGCAGCGGCGGCCACGTCTACATTAACAACGGTTATGTATGGACTGCCACCAGCGACGGCGCTGGATCGGGCATGGATGCCGACATGCTCGACGGCCTTCACGCCGACGCTTTCGACCGATTTGTCGACGCGAACCTCTCCGCGACCAACGGCTACGTCGTTCACGCAAATGGCCTCAAGGAATGCTGGACGATGCTCTGGGTGCCCGCCGACAGCGCGGCGACATGGGCGCTTCCTGTCGCGCATAGCTCGTGGGTGAATCCCGTCATCGCCATGTCGATCAACAATGGCGAAAACAATGCCCAGCAGACCGTTGGCATCGTGTCAGCCACGACCTCGCACGTCACCATCTATTCGGCCGTGAACTACGGCCAATATGTTCGCATCCAGACTAAAGGCGTTTGAAATGGAAGACATGATCATCAAGATCGGCGCGCTGGACAGCGCGACCCGCACAGTGCCGGTGACATTCACACTGGGCGAGATCGAGCACAGGCGAACCGTCAACGCCGTGATCAAAGAGAATGGCACGCATGATCGCGCCGCGACGGTCGAGCGCGTTCATGAGGTGGCGCGCGGCGTCGCGGAGAAGATCAAGCTCGGGGTCATCACGACGGCCCCTCCGCTCTCACAAGACGCTGAGTGGAGCGCGTCGTAATCCGACCCGCGATGGGCATAGCATCTGCATCCAAAATCGCATCGCTCAACAGAAAAATCGACCAATGGCTTCGGCTATTCGAGCATTAGAAGCTGAAACATCAGCATCGATGAAACTAACATTTGTTAAGTTTGTTTTCCGGAAATGGAGAAATCAACAACCCCTTATGCTCTTGTGGTCGACGATGACGCGCTGATCCTGATGCATGCCTGCAATATTCTGGAGGACGCCGGATTTCGCTGTTTCGACGCATCCGATGGGCAAGCCGCAGTCATGCTGCTCGAAGGGCATGCCCCTTCAATCATTTTGCTTTTTTCAGATGTTGAAATGCCCGGCGGCATTGATGGTTTTGCATTGGCACGTCATGTGGCCGGGCGCTGGCCACACATCGAAATCGTCATTGCCAGTGGGAGAATAACGCCTCAGCCGGGCGACATGCCGGACCGCGCGACCTTCGTGCCCAAGCCCTTCAGTACGCAAATGGTCCACGACCATCTTCGCGCAACCCTCCCAGACGGGAAAAAGCCCGAGCCGCTCAGAACGGCGGTTTAGTTTCACAATCCGCTGGGTTTTCACGCCACCCATTGGAAACAGCAGAGTGATCCATGCCATCAAGCAGCGATGATCAGGAACGTCCTTCATCTTCAGGTTGCGGAGGGAATTTTGCCATCGTCGCAGTCTTCCTCGCGATTTCCGCCCTCGCGATTGTGGCGATGCTTCTTTAGTCCTGTGCTACACCCAATGGCTGAATGCCGCGGCGGGTCGCTTCCTCCAGAACGGCAGCTTGAAGCGCAGACAGGCAATCGGCCTCCGCACTTCGTCGTGCCACCCAAGCCAGCTCATTATCACTCATTTTCTTTGCCATCTCGGCGCAAGCTTGCTGCAATAGGCGCATCCCGGAATCCCGAAATCGAAGTCTGATCATGAGGCGCAAATAGCCTGATAAGCTGCGCCGCAGTACCTGTCCCTTCGGGCGAAAAATCGACCTCAACTGTATCGGTCAAAGTGCCGGAACGCCTTTGATGGGTCTGAGGGGCAACAGCCCCCTGCCTACCACTGTTTGATCTCAATCATCTTCATCGGGCGAGACGCTCTCACCCGATGAAGCCCCGCGCGTGAGCGCAAACCGCGCGGCATGGTCTGGCCATGCGCAACCCTTCCGACCTTGAACAGATGACCGGCGAAGTGATCCAGCTGGGCGCGATCGCATCTGTGGATCCTGCGAACGCCACTTGCACAGTGGCCATTGGCGAGATCACCACCGGCGAGCTGCCATGGCTCGCCCAGCGTGCCGGCGGCGTGCGCTCATGGTCGCCGCCGACCGTTGGCGAGCAATGCGTGGTGCTCGCGCCTGAGGGCGATCTGGCGAACGGGCTGGTGGTGCTCGGCCTCTACAGCAATGCGCACCCGGCACCCTCGACCAATTCCGATCTCGTGCAGCTGGCGCTCAATGATGGCGCGGTGATCGAATATAATCAGGCGGCGCATGCGCTGAGCGCGACGCTACCCGCCGGCGGCACGGCGCAGATCGAGGCGCCCGGCGGCATCGCGATAAAAGGCAATGTAGCGATCGAGGGCGATATCAGCCTCGAGGGCGATATCAGTATGAGCGGCACGCTGACGGCCGAGCAGGATGTGCTGGCGGATGGCAAGAGCCTCAAGAGCCACCGCCACAGCGGCGTGACGGCCGGCGCAGCGCAGAGCGGGCCACCGGCATGAGCGGGATGGACCGCCGCACCGGCGCCCCGCTCGACGGGCCAGACCATATCCGCCAGTCCGTGAGCGACATTCTCGGCACCGCGATCGGCGCGCGCGTCGGCCGCCGTGAATATGGGTCGCTGCTGCCCGAGCTGATCGACCGGCCAATGACCGCGCCCAATATCCTGCGCCTCTATGCAGCTACGGCTCTGGCGCTCTCGCGCTGGGAAAAGCGCCTACGCCTGCGGCGCGTCCAGCTGGTTGCGGGCGATCGCCCTGGCACTGCCTCCCTCACCATCGATGCCGAGCGCACGGATGCCCCAGCGCCGAACGCCCGGCTGCGCCTCACTTACCCCCTCAACGCTTAAAATCGAGGAACCGAGCAATGGCTTTCAAGCACGGCATCACCATCACCGAGATCGATACCGGCGCGCGCACGATCAGCGCCGTGGCCACCGCCGTCATCGGCCTTTTCGCGATCGCCAGCGATGCGAACGCGGCGACCTTCCCGCTGGATAAGCCCGTGCTGATCACGGATCTTGCCGATGCGATCAGCAAGGCCGGCACCAACGGCACGCTCGCCAGCTCGCTGCGCGCGATCAGCTCGATCGTGAGCACACCCGTTGTTGTGGTGCGCGTGGAAGAGGGCGGCGATGCGGCCGAGACGGCCAGCAATGTGATTGGTGGCGACGTGGCCGGCGAAAAGACCGGCATGCAGGCCTTGCTCGCAGCGCGCGCCCAGACGATGGCTCAGCCCAAGATCCTGATCGCGCCCGGCCTCGAGACGCAGGCGGTCACCAAGGCGCTGGCCGTGGTGGCAAAGAAGCTGCGCGCTTTCGCTTATGCCCGCGTCGTCGGCGACACCGTGGCCGAGGCCGGCCTTTATCGCGCCAATTTTGATGAGCGCGAACTGATGCTGATCACTCCGGACTGGCTTGTCTGGGATACGGCCAGCAGCGCCAATGTCACCGGCCATGCTGCTGCTTACGCCGGCGCCATGCGCGCGCTGATCGATCAGCAATATGGGCCGCAAAAGACCCTCTCCAATGTGCCGGTGCCCGGCGTCCTTGGCATCACCAAGGATTTCTATTGGGACATCGAGAATATGACGAGCGATGTGGGCGTGCTCAATCAGGCCCACGTCACCAGCCTCATCCGCACAGATGCCGGCTATCGCTTCTGGGGCAACCGCACCTGCGCGGCGGATACCAGCCTCTATAAGTATGAGAGCACGGTGCGCGTGGCGCAGCTGCTCACCGATACGATTGCCAAGGGCATGTTGTGGGCGGTGGATAAGCCTCTCACCCCGTCGCTCACCCGCGATATCATCGAGACGATCAACGGCTTTTTCCGCCAGCTCAAGGCGCAGGGCGTGGTGCTGGGCGCCAATGCTTGGTTCGATTCCACGCTCAACTCGGTGGAGAGCCTCAAGGCCGGCAAGCTGCGCATCGACTATGATTACACGGTGCCGCCCCCGCTCGAGGATCTCGGCTTCAATCAGCGCATCACGGACAAGTATCTGGCCGACTTCAGCGCGGCGCTGAGCGAGGCCTGATCGCGCGCCATCCTCTTCCCCGATCATAGGAGCAAATTATGGGCCTCCCCCGCGTTCTCAAAAATATGATGCTGTTCAACGAAGGCTCGGCCTATCTGGGCGAAGTCAAAACGGTGACCCTACCGACGCTGACCCGTAAGATGGAAGAGAGCCGCCTTGGCGGCATGAACGGCCCGGTGAGCTTTGACATGGGCATGGAGGCGCTTTCGGCTTCCTTCACAGCTGGTGGCCCGCTGCGCGACGTTCTGCGCCAGTTTGGCGCGACCACGATCGATGGCGTCTATCTGCGCTTTGCCGGGGCCTATCAGCAGGATGACAGCGGCAACGTCGATGCGATCGAGGTGATCATGCGCGGGCGCCACAGCGAGATCGAGATGGGCGACCAGGAGGTGGGGGAGCCGGGCGAATTCAGCGTCTCCAGCGCGCTCGTCTATTACAAGCTGCTTTGGAACGGCCGCACTGAGATCGAGATCGACTTCATCAACATGATCGAGATCGTGGATGGCGTGGATCGCCTCGCAGCCCAGCGCAACGCCATCGGTCTGTTCTAATCGCCACGGCCCGGCTTCACCGGCCGGGCCGCGTCCCCCTTGCCCTTCTGGAGAGCATGATCATGACCATCCCGGCCGAGCCGATCTTTCGCACCGTTTCCCTCGACAGCCCCGTGCAGCGCGGCGAGCAGTCGATCGAGAGCATTCAGCTGCGAAAACCCAAGTCGGGCGAGTTGCGCGGCCTTTCGCTGGTCGATTTGGGCCAGCTCAAGGTCGATGCCCTTACCAAGATCATCCCCCGGATCTCCTCGCCTACGCTCACCGAGGCCGAGGTCGCCAATCTCGATCCCTCTGATCTGCTCGCATGTGGCGCGGAGATCGGGAGTTTTTTGCTGCAGAGATCGCAGAAGGCGGCGCTCCACGACTGATCGAGGATGCCATGGCGGATCTGGCGATCACCTTCCACTGGTCGCCTGCCGTCATGGACGAAATGAGCGTGAGCGAGCTGCTGGGCTGGCGCGAGCATGCCGCCCGCCGGTCAAAACCCCCTGAGAAACCCGGAAAACGCTAGTCATGGCAGCCAAGAACCTCCGCCTGCAGGTCATCCTCGAGGGCCTCGATCGTGTCACCGCGCCGCTCAAGGCGATCACCGGCGCCAGCTCCAATGCGCGCAAGGATCTGGCCGAGACGCACAAGCAGTTGCAGAAGCTCGACGCCGCGCAGCAGCAGGTGGGCAAATATAAGGCGGCCGAGGGCCGCTTTGCCGCCGATACGCAGGCACTGGCGCAACAGCGCGCGAAAATGGAAGAGCTGCGCGCCACGCTGGAACAGACCGAGGCGCCGACGAAGAAGCTGCGAAATGAATTCGCCCGCGCTGAGAAGCAGACGGCCCTGCTCACGGCCAAGGTGGACAGGGGCGGCGACGAACTGCAGCAGCTCTCCCGCCAGCTGGGCGAGGCCGGTATCGACGTGGCGGATCTGGCCCGGCACGAGAATGATCTCGCGATGCGCACGCATGATGCCAATCAGGCCTTGAAGCGCCAGACCGAGCAGCTCGACAAGGTAGCCAAGGCACAGCGCAACACCGATCGGCTAAACGAGGTGAGCGCCAAGGCAACCGGCCTTGGCCTCGGCATGGTGGCCGCCGGCACCGCCGCCGGCGCGCCGATCGTCATGGCGACCAAGCAAGCCATGACGCTGGAGGCCGCCATGGCCGATGTGCGCAAGGTGGTGGATTTCGATTCCCCTCAAGCCTTCGCTCAGATGACCAGTGATATCCTCGACATGAGCGAGCGGATCCCGATGGCGGCCGAGGGCATCGCCGCGATCGTGGCCGCCGCCGGCCGGGCCAACGTGCCCCGTGAGGAACTGCTGCGCTTTGCCGAGGATGCGGCCAAAATGGGCGTGGCATTCGAGAGCGATGCGGAAACCGCCGGCGCGACCATGGCCAAGTGGCGCACGGCCTTCGAGCTACCGCAAGATGGCGTGGTGGAGCTGGCCGATCAGATCAACGCGCTCACGAACAGCTTTGGCGGAAATGTCGGCGCCGTCACCGATATGGTGACGCGCATCGGCCCGCTCGGCAAGGTGGGCGGTCTGGCGGCGGCCCAGATCGCCTCCATGGGCCAAGTGCTCTCGAGCGTGGGTGTTGAGAGCGAGATCGGCGCCACCGGCATCAAGAACATGATGCTGGCACTCACCAAGGGCAGCGCAGCCACCAAATCGCAGCAGAAGGCGTTCGCGTCGCTGGGCCTTGATGCCGAACAAGTTGGCAAGGCCATGCAGAAGGATGCCGGGGGCGCAATCCTCGATGTGCTTGGCCGTCTGCAGGGGCTATCGAAGGAGGCGCAGGCCTCCACCCTCACCCAGCTGTTCGGATCCGAGAGCGTGAGCGCGATCGCGCCGATGCTCAACAACCTCGATCAGCTGCGGGAGAACTTCGCGCTGGTCGGCGACAGCAGCCGCTATGCCGGCTCGATGAATGCCGAATATCTCGGCGCGATCGCCACGGCCGAGGGCGCCACGGGCCTTGCCACCAATGGCCTCAAGGCGCTCAACATCACCATGGGGCAATATCTGCTGCCCACCGTGGTGAAAGTGGCCGGCATGGTCGCCGGTGCGGCCAAAACCATGCGCAGCTGGGCGCAGGAGCATCCGATGCTGGCCAAGGGCATCATGATGTTCGTCGGCGCCGGCGCCGCGCTGCTCATCCTGCTCGGCACCCTGGCGCTCGGCTTTGCGGCGCTGACCGCTGCAGCCGCGCCCTTGGGAATCGCGCTCGGGCCGCTGCTGCTGATCGTCGCCGCCGTGGCCGCCGTCGCCGCTGCTGCCTATCTCATCTATGACAGCTGGGATGGCATCGTTGCCTATTTCAGCGGCCTCTGGAAGGGCATCCTCGCCGCGATCCAGAAAGCGGTGGGGTTCCTCCGCTCGCTCGACTTTGGCCAGATCGGCCGGGATCTCATTCAGGGCCTGATCAACGGCATGCTCGGCAAGCTGGCGGCGCTCAAGGACACGATCGTCGGCGCGGCGAGCAGCGTGGCGAAGTGGTTCAAGGAGAAGCTCGGCATCCATTCGCCGTCGCGCGTGTTCGCGGGGCTGGGCGGCTTTGTGATGGAGGGCCTCGATCAAGGCCTCGCTGCGAACACCGCCGGGCCGCTGCAGCGGATCTCCGAACTATCGGGCCAGATGACGCGCGCACTGGCCGTGGGCGCCGGTGGAGCGGCCGTGGCGATTGCTGGGCCGGCTGCAGCGCAGAGCGGCGCTGGCGCGGCTGCTGCGGCGCAGGCGGCGGCCCCGGTCTACAATATCACCATCAACGCCGCCGGCGGCGTCGCGCAGGACATCGCCGAGGAAGTGCGCCGGGCGATCGAGCAGATCGAGCGGGAGAGGCGCGGGCGCGGCTATGGCGACGATTAAGGAGGCAGCGCGATGCACCTGATGGCTCTGGGCATGTTCGTATTCGAGATGGGATCGCTTGCGCCTGATGAGCTGCAGCGCAAGGCGGACTGGCAACATGCTCGCGCGCCGCGCATGGGCGCGCGCGATGCCGTGCAGTTCACCGGGCCGGGCACCGAGACCATATCGCTCTCGGGCGCCACCTATGCCGAGCTGAGCGATGGACAGGTGAGCATCGACCAGCTGCGCGAAATGGCGAGCGCCGGCGATGCCGTTCCGCTGGTGAGCGGCGCCGGCGAGGTGCTCGGCAATTTCGTGATCGAGGCGATCGATGAGCGCCACGCCTATCTGATGGCCAATGGTCGCCCGCGCCGCATCGATTTCGCCATCGATCTGCTGCGCGTGGATGATCCGGCGCCCGAGGATCCCGAGGCTGGGCAATGAGCGGCCATAATATCGCTGATTGGCGCGTGACGCTGGACGGCGTGGATCTGTCCGATCGCCTTCGGCCTCGCCTTGTCTCGCTCAGTCTCTCCGAGCGGCGCGATGATGAGGCCGATCAGCTCGATATCGTACTGAGCGATACCGATGGCGGCCTCGCGATTCCCAAAGAGGGCGCGGTGCTGAGCGTCGAGATCGGATGGAAGCAGGGCCGCAATGTGCCGATCGGCCTTGTCCACAAAGGCAGCTTCAAGGTGGACGACGTGACCCATGCCGGGCCGCCCGATCAGATCACCATCCGTGCGCGATCCGCGGATTTTACCTCGGAGATCCGTAACCGGCGCGAAGGCAGCTGGAAAGCCACCACGCTGGGGGCGGTTTTGCAGGACGTGGCCGGACGCAACGGCCTCACCGCGAAGGTGGCGCCGGATCTGGCAGCGATTGCCCTGGCATCGATCGCGCAGAGCCGCGAGAGCGACGTGGCTTTCCTGCGCCGGCTCGGCCGCGAGCATGACGCCGTGGCGACGATCAAGGACGGACACCTGATCTTTGTCCGCAAAGGTGCCGGCACCACCACCAGCGGCAAAGCCCTCCCGCACATCGAGATCCCGCGCAGCCATGTTTCGAGCCATTCATGGCAGCGGCAGAAGCGAGAGGGGCAGGAAGGAGTTGCGGCGAGCTGGCACGATCGCGGCGAAGCGAAACGCAAGAGCGTGACGGTGGGCGCGCAGAAGGGCGCCAAGCGCCTGCGCAAGGTCTATCCCGACGAAGCCAGCGCCACGCGGGCAGCGATCGCAGAACGCGACCGGCTCAAGCGCGCGCCTGCTACGCTCGATCTGAGCCTCGCTCTGGGGCGCCCGGACGCGACCCCAGAGGCGCGTGTGACGGTGAGCGGGTTCAAGGATGAGATCGATGCCAATACATGGCTGATCAGTGAGGTGACGCATCGGCTCGATAAAGGTGGCGGCTTTTCTTCAAATGTAAGGTTGGAAACTACAATCTGAGAAAGCTCTTGCACATTCTACGTGTAACTAGCCTTCGCCCTTGCGCTTCGTCCTTTATCCACGAGAAATGTATCGATGTGCCGAAGGCTCGTGCCTTCCAGCTTTTGCTCAGTCATGAAATATTCCAGGCGTTCGCAGAAGCGGGCATAGGGTTTTGGCGACTTGAGTTTAGTCCGAAAGCCCTGTGTGAGAGAGGCTAAGCCAGTTTTAGCGAGTGAGTCTAAAAGAGGGAAAGAATCTGGAGCATGAAAATGGAGGTATTTTGAAGAGAATGAGGCTCTCTGTACCGAATTCACTTCAAATTCTCTGAGAGTGTTGCAAACTATATCGTCAAGATATTGGTGGCACCGCACAACTTCATCGACGTTTTCTAAAAATTCATACTGAGAAACAGCGCTGATCATCTCATCGATTTCGCCGCTTTTAGACACGATGGCGTTGGATATTTCTTCCCATCTTCCACCTAAACCACGTGCGACAGAATACACCCTCGAGATGAAAATCAATTTATTTGAAACTCGGTCAAAGTTCTCATGAGTCCGAAAATCAGAACACATCCGATAAAACGATAAGTTTCCGATACCAAAGGCGGCAATCTCATCAAGGGATTCGTTCGGCACGGCGGACTTCCTTCAGTTTTTCTAAGATGTGAAACTTTTCTGCCGAGTAATGAGCGCGGCGATGATCGTTCGCGCAGAGCGCAACAACGTTATCGTCTTTATCGAGGCCTCCCAAAGCAAGAGGAATTATATGATGCGTTTCCAAATAGAGGTTCCCCCCCTCCATCCTAAATCCGGGCTCTCCGCACAGTTCGCAGCGCCCACGTGACCGGGCAAGTACCCGCCGCCTCACTGCAGGGTCACGAACGTACTCGGCAGACATCGTTTCCTTACGCTCAGGATGTTCCAGATCCTCTTCCCTCAAATCGAATTGGTCAACGTAATGGCTTGCAGCGATACCGCGGGTTAGCTCGCATGCCCCGGTCGCGAAGTCATACGCCGTTATTGTCCATGGTTCGGGATCGAGTTCACGGAACTGCACTTGGGAAGCAGGTCCGTCGAGGGCGTGCTTCTGCCGCATTTTGCCAGCCACAAGGATGACGCGAACAGCCAGATTGGTCCGCACGGCAGCGCTGAGTGCGTCGTCAAGCTTTTGCGCCCGATCAGCCCATTGACGCTTGGCCCCTTGCTGTCGTCGCGCGGTAGCGTCTTCTCGAAAGTTGGCTCGGAGCAGGATCCTTCCGCCTTCATTCAATAGGTCTGAATACCACAGGCTTAAAACGATCAGCTTCTGGGGCTGCAGGAATGCCCATTCGTAGCAATATTTCGGATTGGTTTTGTGGCTTCGTGTTCCCCGGTAGCTACTTTCCCAATCGGAGGTGTCAAAGCCGGTCTCTGCTACTAGGTCAAAAACGAGCCGTTTAGATCGCGGCCTGAGATCATCTAGAGTAGACATCTGCGATTCGAAGGGTCCGTCGGCAGTCGGCTGAGCGACGAAGTCGACTGTGCAACGTTCGAAAACTTGACTGCCCTTAGGACGCCACCACACCTTCGGATGGCCCTGGCGAGCTGCGGAGGTGAATTTCAGCCTCGTCATACCGATTATGAAGCCACGAGCCTCGTTCGTCTCCGCGAACCGCCCCTCATAATCTATGTCGACGATCGCACCCTGTACCCGGACGGCACAGTTGACCCTGCCATTACTGTACCCATCACTTCCTAAAACCTCATGCCTGGTTGGCGTCCAATCGGCTTCAACGGCAAGCCATTGCTGCGGTATAAGGTCTACTGTGTTGTGCCCCTCACCCTCATCAAGCCATTTGATGCCCAGCATCCCGCCCCCCGCGTAAGTAAATTCAATCGAACGCACGTTCTAAATCAGATTGAGACGGCCTCAAGGCCGGCGCTCACAAGTTGATCGCCACAGCGCGATCAACACCAAGGCTCCCGTCGCCCTCCCCATGTACGAGCCAAGCCTTCACTGACGAGCTGGTCGCCGAGGGATTGGCCGTTGCGGATGAGGACGCGGAGTTTTCGGTTGTACTTGTCGGCGTCGCGGTCGCCGAGCTGGCGGACCTCGAAGGGGCCTTCGTTGACCAGTTCTAGGAGGCGGCGCTTGGCTTGTTCGCCCCGCTCCAGTTCCTGGCTGCAGCGTGGCGAGCCGATCTCGGGCGCGTCGATATCGGCGATGCGGACCTTCACGTCGCCGATCCAGAGTGTGTCGCCATCCACCACGCAATTGTAGCGGGCGATCCCGCAGAGGTTGTATTTCACCGTGGTGGCAGCAACGAGCTGATCCGGTGTGCCCTCCCCTCCTCCGCCCGTTCGGGAGCTGAGCGTGCCAATGCCCAAGCCGACGATCGCGGCAGCGCCGAGCACTCCGATCACCTGCAGACTATTCATGCCCGCGAATGTCACACGGGTTCGTTATGGGATCGTAAATCTGCATCGCCGTTGTGCTCACTTCTGAACATTTCTTGCTTTCCTACAGGGAGTTGGCCCATCTAGGCAAGAACGAATCAGGAACAAACGGATAAGGTTGGTGACGGGGAAGACGTGGCGAATGACGCCGGGGTGCGCGTTTGCGTGTGATAGATGCAGCGTGCGGTGCGCGACGATTGCGGCGGTCAGGGACGATCTGTGGCGAGAGACCGAGCAGCTTCTGCGGGCGCAATCATTGGCGCCTTGCCCTGATCGGGCGCGACAGGTCCGATCGCTGCAAAGCCAGCTGGAAGGCGCTGAGCGAGAATTCGCGCGGCTTCGGCCTTCGTTGCGTCGACTGGCACCAGTGCGAGCAAGCTCTGGAACATATCAGCAAGCGCGTCTTCACTAGGCAAGGCAACTGCCATCGTGACGTACTGGACCAGCGGCTTCGCGGCTTCGATAGCGCGCGCCTCCGGCTCCACCTCTCCCTCGTTCAGCCCGGCAAGCTTCATGACTTCGGCGGGATCCACGCCGTACTCGGCCAGCATCGCAGCGACCTTGCGCGCAAAGTCCAAGGGCAAGTGGGATTTCTTGTACGAGTTTGGGTTCTCGTAAAAATTGTACGACGAGGGCCCCATCTCCAGCTTTTCGGCCGCTCTCCGGATCGAAAGAGGAGGGACCGCGCGAAGGCGGAGCGCTTTCAGTTTGGGGCCGACAGGGGACATATCAGCACCATGCAGAAATTTTGAACACTGTCCGTTCAGAATCACTGTTGACGACTGTACAAAAGTTCTGCACATGAATGCGCATGAGTTCGGAACAGAACATTTTCAGTCTCTTCGGAGGTATTCGCCCCGCGGCCCGTGCCATTGGCGAACCACCATCCAATGTGGCCGCTTGGAAACGCGTGGGACGCATCCCCGCTGAGAAGCAGCCGCATGTCCTCAAGGTCGGTCAGGCTCTGGGGCTTCCGATTACCGCCGACCATGTTGTCTTCCCCCTCGGCCGCCCTGAAGCTGATGCCTCTGAGCTAGCCGATCCAACGAAGGCGGTCTGTTTCAATCAGGCGGACGAAACGAAGCGCGAGGGGCAGGACTGATGCTGGCCCTCGGCGCCATCCTTTTCCCACTGGCAGGGGCCGCTGCCCTCGCCACGATCATCAAAACCGGGGCGGACTATCGAGTGCAGGCGTGTGACGCCCTCTCCGTCCTTTTCAATGGAGGATCACAGCAATGATCAGCAGCCGCATCTACCGGCCGGGCGAGATCATGCCGGCGAACGAGTGCCGCTATTGCCATGGCAAAGGCACGCTGCAGAACGTCCATTCTTCCGCCTGGGTGGCGCCGCGGCTGATCCGCGTTCGCTGCACGCACAAGGTGGGCGACCCTTATGGCTTCGCCGAGCAGCAGCGCGATACTCTGCGCTATTGGCTGATCGGCCTTGGCATTGGTGGCGGTCTGCTCGCCCTTGCGCTCCTGCTGGGAGGCCACGGCTGATGACCTTCTCCCGTGTGGATCAAGAAATCATCCGCGCCATTGTGCGCGAAGAAATCGCGCTCGATGAGCTGAGCAAGCTTGAGTCTCCCACAGATAAGCCCGCCCAGCTCACCACGCGCGCGGGAGCTGGCGCACCTCCCACAGTGCCAGCTCCCACCAGCATTGCCAAGACTGCCGAATTCGTCGCGGCGCTGCTGCGCGAGGAGCGGGACCGCCGCTGCGATATCGAGGCTGTGACGGTGCATCACCGGGACAGGGGGACGGAGGTACGCCTCATCACCGGCGGCCGTTCGTTCACCCTCACCGTGAATGAACGGCAGGTGATGGCATGACCAAGCGCCGTGAACCGCTGAGCTTTGCTGCAGCCGTCAACACCGTGGCATCATTGGTGGGCTGGGAGAAGCTGGCGCAGATCCTCGGCAAGTCCGAACGGCTCATTCGTTACTGGTCTGATGAGGATCACCGCGCGCAGCCTTCGCTTGAGCAGGCCATGGCGCTTGACCGGGCCTATCTTGCCGCTGGGGGCAACCATGCCCCGGTGCTCGAGGCCTATGCCGACCAGCTCGACATGCATTCATGGGCGAGCAGCCCGTGCCATGCCGGTCTGGCATCGGACATATCTACTGCCACGCGCGAGACGGCCGAGGCGATCAGCATCAGCATCACCTTGATCCAGCCCGGCGCGACACTGCCAGAAATGCGTAGCGCCCAGCGCGAGGTGAACGAAGGAATCGACGCGCTCAATCGCGTCCGCGCCCGCCTGAACAGCATGATCGTTCATGACGGCGGCGCGAAGCAACGGGGAAGCCGCGCGGGGCGGCTTTGTGCATGAGGAGGCCATGTTGGCACGAGAAAATCACCGGATGCCGGGCGCGAGCTGCCCGGCCTGCGGGGGCGGTGCAAAGGCGCGCCGTGTGGGCAAGGTCGCGCTCACCTATCGCGAGATCTACTATCACTGCCGCGATGAGTTGGGCTGCGGCCATGTGTTCGTGGCGGAACTCACCGCGATCAGGACGGTGCGCGTGAGCCAGCGCAATCCGCCTATCCATCCGCTGCCGATTTCTGAGTGGCGCAGGGGGCCGGCGAATGACGACGTGCCCAGCCCTGAGCCAAATGCCGGCGCCCTGAAAGCCTAACGGCGGCCATCGCCTCACAGACTGAACACCGCCGCCCGGAAAGCCTCATTTCGGGAACGCTGCCCCTTTGCCTTTTGGATGCCACGCCGTGCGCGATGAACTGCTCAACGAACTGCTCCCCCGCCTCAAACGCGACTATGGCTTTGTGGAAAAGGGCGACTGGCTGCGCGAGGGCAAATGCCCTGAATGCGGCGCCAAGAAGTCGCTCTATACCCATGCTGAGCATCCATGGACGTTGCGTTGCGGGCGGCTCGACCATTGCGGCGCCGAGATCTCGGTCAAGCAGAGCTATCCCGACATTTTCGATGACTGGTCGAAGCGCCACAAGCCGACGCCCGAGAAGCCGAACGCCGCCGCCGATGCCTATTTGCGCAGCGCGCGAGGCTTCGACATCGCACCCCTGGCCGGACGCTATTCGCAGGAATGGTATCGCGACCCCGATCTCAACATCACCTCCGCAACTGTTCGATTCCCGCTGCCCGGTGGCGGCTATTGGCAGCGCCTGATTGATCAGCCCGGCCGCTTTGGTGACAAGAAGGCGACCTTTAGCCCTGGCTCAAAGCATCGCGGCCATTGCTGGCTTTACCCCGGCGATGGATTTGAGACGCTCGCCGCTGAGCGCGAAATCTGGATTGCCGAGGGCATTTTCGACGCGATCGCGCTGAGGCAGGCGGGCATTGCCGCCGTGTCGGCCATGACGTGCAACATCTGGCCGGAGCATTTCCTTGCGGATCTGCGCAAGGCCTGCGCGGATCTCAATCGGCCGATGCCCAAGATCATCTGGGCGTTCGATCAGGGCGCTGCCGGCGTGGAATGGTCTCGGCGCTTTGCCAAGCAAGCGCGAGAGGCAGGCTGGCCGGTGGGCGCCGCGCAGGTGCGCGTGGATGGCGAGGGCAAGAAGACCGACTGGAACGATCTCTTTCAAGCCGAGAAACTCACGCCCGAGCAGATCGAGGACTATCTCTGGGCGGGGGATGTTACGATCGCGCAAAGCGCCGATGAAAAGGCGTTCCTGATCTACAAGAAGCACCGCTCTGCATCTTTCCCGCTGGTGTTCAATGGGCGCCAGCTTTGGGCCACATTCTCGCTGGAGCGGATCGAGGGGCATCTTGAACAGCTGCGCGAGGCCGATCCCTCGATCACATCGCTTCCCTATGCCGAGCAATGGGAAATGGCCGCGCGCCAGTCCGTGGACATTGCCGAACTGGCGAACTGCACCTTTCGCACCCTCTATTTCCAGCGCGACACGAACATGGAGGAGGGTTCCTATTACCTGCGCGTCGACTTCCCTAAGTCGAAAGGCGGTCCGCGTAGAGACGCGGTGAAGGCGCCGTTCTCCGGCTCGGCCTGTGCCTCTTCCGGCGAGTTTAAGAAGCGGCTCGCCGCGGTGGCCGCCGGCGCGCAATGGACCGGCTCGAACTTCCAGCTCGACAAGCTGATGCTGCGGCAATGGACCGATATCCAGACCGTCGAGGCAATCCAGTTCACCGGCTATTCGATCGACCATGAGGGGTGGCTGCTCGGCGATTTGGGCGTCTCGAAAGGCAAAGTCGCGAAGGTCAACGAGGACGATTATTTCGTTTTCTCCCGCAAGGCGGTGAAGCTGCGCACGAGCGACCGCCTGCTTTCCATCAAATATGATCCCGACCAGCTCGATATCCGGTGGACGGGCGACATCTACCGGGCGTGGGGCGCCAAGGGCCTCGCGGTCATGACATTCTGGGGCCTCTCGCTCTTTGCCGAACAGATCCGCGCCATGCAGGAATCGCTCGCCTTCCTCGAGGTGACTGGCCCGCCGGGCACCGGCAAAACCACGCTGATTGCCTTCCTTTGGAAGCTCATGGGCCGTGTCGGCAACTATGAGGGCTTCGATCCAACCAAGGCGACCAATGCCGGCATCGCCCGGACGCTGGGGCAGGTGGGCAATCTGCCGGTGGTGCTCATTGAGGGCGACCGCAATCAGGACACGCCGCACAGCCGCCGTTTTGAATGGGACGAACTGAAGACCGCCTATAACGGCCGGGCCGTGCGCACCCGCGCGATCGCCAATGGCGGCATGGAGACATTCGAGCCGCCGTTTCGTGGCGCCATCGCAATCGTGCAGAATGATCCGGTCGAGGCCTCGCCGGCGCTGCGCGAGCGCATCATGGGCCTGTGCATCACCAAGGATGGCTGGGGGCCGCAGACCCGCGAGGCGGCCGAGCGGATCAACCGCTATGAGCGCGATCAGGTGAGCGGCTTCATCGTCCACATGGTCAAGCGAGAGGCCGAGATCCTCACACGCTACCGTGAACGCTTCGCCGTCCACTATGAGCAGATGCTCAGGCAGGAGGGCATTCGCAACGATCGCCTGGCCAAGAACCACGCCCAGCTGGCGGCGATGTTCGACGCGATGCGCATCGTGCTCACCAACATTCCCGATGATGTGGCGAGTGAGGTGCAGGCGCTCTTTCGCGTGATGCTGGCCGAGCGGCAGCGCCTCACCGAACATGATCACCCGCATGTCGAACTGTTCTGGGAGCGCTTCGATTACATCGAGGGGCAGGAAACCGAGAGCACGACGCACCGGATCAACCACAGCCGTATTGATGGCACGATCGCGGTCAACCTCGTGCAGTTCGAGCAGAAGTGCGGCGATCTGCGCCTCTCGCTGCCGCCAATCAACGAACTCAAGCGACTGCTGCGCACCAGCAGAAGCCGCAAATTCATTGCCTACAAGCCGATCAATTCCGGGGTGACTGGCAAGACCACTGCCTGCTGGGTGTTCGATCGCCCCGCCGGCTCCACCAGCAGCCATGCATAGGAGAGCGCCATCATGCAGCCACAGACCACCACGCCCACCGAAATGCGGATGATGGCCGTGCCGGATGGCATGGGCGGCACCGTCCACAAGCTGATGCCCGTTTCCGCCTCGGCAGCGGCAGGGAAGGGAAAGAAGAAGGGTCGGCCGGCACCGGACCCGATCAACGCGAATCCTGACGCGGCGGCTCAGAACCTGCGCCAAATCATTGAACGGCTCGAAACCCTCGAAGGGGAAAAGCGCGGCGTCGCCGACGATATCAAGGATGTTTACGCGGAAGCCAAAGCCACCGGCTATGACGTGAAGGCCGTGCGGGCGATCCTGCGGCTGCGCAGCCTTGATCCCAGCACCCGGCTTGAGGACGCGGCCATCCTCGAAACCTACCTCTGCGCGCTGGGGATGGAATGATGCTGGGCGCCATGCAGCGCACGCTGCTGATCCTCGCGATCATCATCGCGATCCCCTTCCTGTTCGCACGCGGTATCGCCCGCATTTCTGGAGAAAAGCGATGAGCTTTGATCTCTTTTTCCGCTGCATGTCGGATGAGAGCGCGGATCCGCTCACGGTGCCCAAAGCGGCGATCGTGGAAGAACTGGCCCGCGAGCTGCACATGCGGCGCCAGCATTATCCCGACCGGATCGCCAAGGGCAAAATGAGCCGGGAGGACGCCAATCGCGAGATCAGCATCATCGCTGCCATCCATGCCGATCTGGCGGTCGACCTGCTGCTCACCCCTGGCAGTGAGGACGCCGCTGCCAAGGCAAGGCGTGAGGCCGATGAGCGCCTCGCCCCGTTCAGCTGGCGCGAGCTGGTGAGCTGCCTCCGCCGCGAGATCGCGATACGCCGCAAATTCTATCCGCGCATGCTCTCCACCGGAGATCGATCGCCGGCCGACCTACGCGCCCAGCTCGAACGCCTCGAGGCTGCTCATTTTCTATATTGGGCGCTTGGACGGGGCTTTTGGCCAGAAGAGCTGACGCATTTTCGTGCCGATCCCACTGCGATGACCGCAGCGGATCATCGCATCTGGCGCGAAGCCTACGCCAAGCACCGCACCCACTTCATCCCGTTCACCCTGGCACCGCGCGGCGCATATGCATCCGTCGCCGAGCATCACGGAAAGGCCGCATAATGAACAACATTCCCCGCCTGCTCAACATCGCGCAAGTCAAGGAGCGGACTGCATTGGGCAAGACCGCCATATATGCGCGGATCAAACTCGGTACATTTCCGGCACCGGTGAGGCTAAGCCAGCGTTGCTCCCGGTGGCGTGAGGAGGAGGTAAGCAACTGGATCATGGGAGAGCATGGGACGTGATTTTGCCATTTATCGGCGCGAGCCGGGCCTGTTCGGTCCGGTCGCTGCCCATCGCATAGGTTGGCCGATGTGCAATCTTGGTGGCCACATGTCCTGCAGCAGAATTTCGGCCCATTCAGAGGCCAGCTCGCGCCGGCGCTCCATATAAGCCGCGCGATTGTAGGCGCTTTCGACTCTATTCTGCGGAATATGGGCGAGCATGAGATCGATTATCGCGCGATCGGGTGAGATGCCCGCATGCCCGCTGCTGCGCCATTGCCGCTCCGCACGCTCATTCATGATCGTTGAAAATGCAGCCCGGAACCCGTGCGGTACGTGACGCTGATAGTAGCCCGCTCGGATGAGCAGCGCGCGTATCGTGTTCTCGCTCATGGGGCGATGAGAATGTCGGTCACATGGGAAGATCAGTGGCCCGCTGCCGGTCAGGGCGCTTGCCGCCTCGATCACTTCGACGGCCGCCGGTGCCAAAGGCACAAGATGATCGCCGCCGGCTTCTCCCTTCCGATCTAGATCACCCTTCATCCGAGTAGACGGGATGCGCCAAAGAGGCGTCGGTCCATCCAGCCCCTCGAACTCCTCCCAGCGAGCCCCGTGCAGCTCGCCGGGTCTAACGGCCGTTAGCGCCAGCAGGCGCAGGGCAAATTTTGTGATGGGCCGGCACCGTTCCGCCTCGCAATCAATCAACAGCTGTCGCAACTCGCGCAAGTCAGTGATCGCTGGCTGCGCCTTTGCCTTCGGTTTGCGCGGAAGGGCGACGGCAAGGCTCGCCGCTGGATCCGACTCAATCAATCCTAAGGCAACGCCGTACACGAAGATGCCGCTGATGCGCTGCCGTGTGCGATGCGCAGTTTCGACAGCGCCGCGATCAACGATCGGCTGCAGCACGGTCATAACGGCGCGCGCCGTGACTTGGTCGAAAGGCATCGCACCGATACGCGGAAACACATCAGCCTCTAGGCTCGCCAGAACATCCGCAGCATGAACCTTCGACCAACGCGCTTTCTGCAGCCGATACCATTCGAGGCCGGCTTGCCTGAACGTGAAGACTGGCTTCGGCACCTCGGCGACTGGGAAAACGTTCGCATGCGTAGGCTCGACCCCGCGCACGAGCAGCGCCTTCGCCCGATCACGCGCCTCGCGAGCGTCTTTGAGCGACAAAGCAGGGTACTGCCCAATTACCAATGTTTTTTGCGCTGGCCGGCCGGCTGCGTTGCTCCCAAACTTGTAATTCAGGCGCCAGCTGCGCGTGCCGTGGACAGTAACCAACAGATAAAGCTGTCCCCCGTCAGTCAATTTGTAAGGCTTGTCCGCCGGCTTTGCTGCCCGCAC